GGCTGATGGAGATATGTGGTTCAATTCTCTTAACACTAAATTATATATAAGATATAATGATGGATCATCAACCCAATGGGTTCAAGCGACTGCAGCTGGCTCAGGCGGCGCGGCAAATACTTGGGCAGAAAAATCTACTGCATATACAGTAGTTGCTGGAGAAAAATTATTCGTAGATTGTAGTTCTGCTACCGTCACAGTCACTCTTCCCGCTACTGCAACATTAGGCGATGAAATTAGAATTATAGATGCAACTGGAAATTCTTCTACTAATAATATAACTATTGCACGAAATGGTCATAACATACAAGGTGATGCAGCCGATTTGACTATAGATACTGATAGAGCTGCATTTGGGTTAGTATATTATAACGTAACTCAGGGTTGGTTACTATCAGAGAAATAACACGGTAAATTATTTTTATAAATATAAGAAAAAAATAGGAGCAGATAATGTCAGTATTCAATTTCCCAATCGGACCGTCTAATGGTGACACATACAGTCTAAATGGAATCACATATGTTTATGATTCAACGGAAACCGCTTGGAAAGTTGCCACAAATTTAAATACTACTGAATTAAATGCAGATTTAGCATCAAAAAAATTAGCAATTGCATATGCAATAGCGCTTGGAGGATAAATTAGATGGCAAAGAAGATTATAAACTCATACTACACATTAGACGTACTTTCTGGTACTATCACATTACCAGAATTTGTAAAATTAGATGACTTGTTTCTAATCACGAACGTATCAACCAATGATATTATTTACAATTTTGCAGATGCAGCTGCGGGTGGTACTGTTGTTTGGGATGAAGAAACTGAAAAAACAACTCTCACACTCGATATGAATATAAATGCATTGGGAACAATGACCGATACCGATAGATTGCAAATTATTATCGACGAAGGAAATAGTACCGTAAATGTTGACGAATCTTTGCTTGATCCAGTACATAAATTAAGAGTATCGACTCCAGAAAACTTAATTGATACCGACTTTGAATATGGACTACAACCTACCAAGTGGGAAACAGTCGAACTTTTAAACAATGTCCCATCATTCTATACATCAGATGGCGATTTGTCTTTATCTATCGTGTCAACTGTAGAATCTGTCGCAAATTCTGACCTAATAACAGTATTTTGTAACGATATTCATGGATTGCCTGTTGGAACTCCAATTGATGTTCAAGGACTTTCCAGTAGAACCGCCGAGGGTAAATTTTTAATCAGTTCAACTCCAACGACCGAATCTTTCACATACCGATCAAATGGGGTACAGACTGCGACAGGAATTTTGGGTAGCATCTATACAACTATTACGCCGGGCACATTTTATACAGGATCGCAAATTCCATTTGAACCAACAACGGGCATCACTACTGACGAAGCAGAACCTAGTTCTGTTATCACAGTTAATACTCAAGACCCTCATGGATTCGAAACTGGAAATCAGTTTTATCTATTGAACTCTGTTGGCGGCAAATCTATAAAATTTACTGAAACGCCAACGGATACTGCATCTGATGGACGCCCTTTTGTAGATTTTGTAGAAAATCTCGACTTTTCGATAACTCCAGACTTGACAAGAACCGAAACAAAAATGGTAAAGTCAAGATGGTCACATAAATTTTTTGGTTCTGATGTTGATACCAGCGCAAATACAATTACTTGGGTATCACATGGTATGCTTAATAATGATGTTGTATTTTATCTTGCACCAGCAAACGATACCGCTATTGGTGGGTTGGGAGTTTTTTATCCATATTATGTCAAGAAAATTACCAATGATACAATATCACTGACGAGATCAAGAAGTGGATCTGCTATTAGTCTTACTAGTGGCGGCACAAATTATTTTGGAAGACATTCTCTACATTTAGCATATGAAATTAAAAGAAACTATTATCCTTCTTATAATTATTATGGATACCAGTATACAGCGGCCGCATATTATGGAAATGGTTCTGGGTGGGACATTCATAGCAGCTATTATACTCAGGGTGGACTATCAGGTTATAGTGGACTAGGATATACTGCCGGCCAGACGGTAAAAATGTTTCCAACAGCTTCGGCCAATCAATATCATCGAACGTGGCAACAATATTACTTAGGTAGTTATGACTATTCACCAAGATCGTCCGGTAATTTTCAATATAATTCAACCAGTGGTTTACACACTCCAAATCAATACAACCCATTTGAAGATTTTACAAGATTTCAAAATGGCGCTTATAGTTCTTACGCTGTGCAGCAGTCGAACGGACAGATTAGATCGCGGGATAGCTACTATACTGGACCATATAACCGATATTACTCAACGTATAATTTTTATCCAAGCAACTTAACAGAATTTTACATTCCTATAGTTGATGATGATGAAGCAGATTCGTTCTTTTCTACGAGTCATGGTATGAACACCGGAGATACTATAACAATTTCTACTGCATCAGCAACTTATGGTGGATATAGTGGTACAACCTTGATGAAACAACATACAGGTAGCACTTCAACAACAAATACCACGGCGCTTAGTGATATTGCAGATGCTACATATGGAGTAGATGTAGTGTCAGCTGACAGATTTAAACTTTCTGGACTACGGTTGGCGTCTGCAGCAGGTTCATATACATTTGCAGGAGAGAAAAAGAATCCAACAGCCAATTCTTGGTATATTCCAGATCACGGGCTTGATAATTCTACAAATTTGACTGTATCAGCGGTCGATGGCGGCGTTTTGCCAACTGCGACATCTGGACAAATTCTTCCTAATTCGTCTGGTGGTTCAGCTGGCACGAACATAAATTCTTGGGGAGTCATGAATACGGCAATTAGTGCATATTTAGACGCCAATACGTCTGGACCACAGAATATGGTCACTTCTACTAATGAAAATTCTACAAGAGTTTTTGATAGTGGGGTTGCCTCAGGAAATTCATCATTAAATTACTATGATTTGTGGTATACAACAAACAATGGTAATTATAGTTCTGGTGGTTCATATACTACACCAAGAGCAAATCTATATATGAATAAGTTGAGTTCTACCAGAGCCCACAATATTTTGTCAGGAACCAATTTCTCAAACCGAAATAATTTGGTTGTCGCAACGGATTGGACTGCAAATTCAACTCTTCCTTATTATTTCTGGACAAGAGAATCTGGTAGACTAAATGCTGCTGAGACTTGGTATGGATATTTCCGCGATGGATGCTCTTATCCCAGCCAAGGTTCGATGGGATATACCAGCACAATAAACAATCAAAGTGTTACTGTCAATGGCAACGATTATAGATATTCTTTAACTGCACAAAAACACGAAAGAACAGGATGTAATTCCACAGTGTATATTCGTGGTCATTTTCAGAATATTAGTGATTGGCAATATTCAAACGCAAATACTTCAATGACACTTACAACCGATAATAACACATACGGTTATGGATATTGGGCTGGTAGTTATCAATGGAAAGATATTATAGAATTTGGACTTGTCTTTAGTTTGGGAGAGTCTGATACTGCATTTGAATCAACAGCGGCTTATACAACTTGGTTTGAGTCAATCCTAACTTCTTTTGATGCTAATTATATATATCCAGATTTAATTTCTGGTAATATCTACAACACAGATGTAATAACTTCAGATCGTTTTACACTAAATTCTCAAGGAGTTAGTGTCAATATTACAGACGGGGGCACAGGCGCTGCTGAATTTGTGACGAAGGCTGAACTTGGAGTTGTTGATGGTACATATAAGGCGACATTTAGAGAGGAAACTTCTTTCGACTTTCCAGCTTCAACAAAAGTTTTCGGGGCCACAATAGATTTGGATGCAACCTCAGTAGATGCTAACTACATAATAAAAGTGAATCTGAATGCAGATCACACATTGATTAGTGGTACTGCCGTTACATATTCAAATAATGGCAATCCAACACTAACAAATCTTGTTAACGATACTGAATACTATGCAGTATCAATAGACGAACAACATATTGCGTTATGTGCAACTCTAATCGACGCAGAAAATAATGATAATTATATTCAAATCGTGGCTGGAACGGGAGTACATAAAATTTCTACGGCTTCTATTTCTGGAATTGCAGAGGCAGATGGTCAGGTTGAAGTCGAAGTTGGATCAAATGTCATTAAAGGTACAACAACATTATTTAAAAGATACTTTAAAGTTGGTGATACCGTATATGTCAAAGATGCCTCTACCACCCCCGGCGCACTTGCAAAAAGGATAATTATTTCTATTGCAGATGATACTAAGATGACAACTGATAGAAATTTTGATTTTGCTGCAGCTTCAACGAAACACTTCTTAGAAACTAAAGTTTATGTAAAACCTGATGGATATTCTGTTCACCGACCTTTCGATGGTGGTGTTGAAATTGCTGCGGGTACGTCACCATATTCACAGGTAACTCGACAAACCCGCAAATATTTCAGATATCAGTCTGGTAAAGGTATTCAAACTTCACTTGCGATTAACTTTAATCCGCCAGTAACTCTTGAAAAACTTGTATCTGTCAGTGGAATTTCTGTTCCTGCTGTTTCATATAATGTCTCCGCAGCTACTGGGGTATATGTATGGGCAGGTCAAGACCCAATCAACAATCCGATTTTGGCTCTTTATCGTGGGGGTACATATACTATAAACATCTCAGCAGCAGGACATCCATTCTATATAACAACAGATGATGGTACAAATTACGTTGCTGGAAATTATGTCGGAGAATATACATCCGGTGTAACAGGTTCTAGAACTGATAATGGCACTATAACATTTGTAGTACCATCGGATGCGCCAGACACACTGTACTATCAATGTGGTGTACACTCTGCGATGTTAGGAACTTTCCTCATAATGGACTTTAATAGTACTGTTGCAACTGCTACAACTAAGTATCCACATAGATTGTCTGTAAATTCACAAATAAAAGTTAAGGATGCTGCAGACTCAGCATATAATATTTCAACTAATGTGACCGAAATTGTAGACGATTTCAATTTTAAATATGGTATTTCGACAATTCCTAGTACAAATTCTCCCGCAGGGATTATTAAATTTAATTTGAATGGATATACTGGTTCTTCAATTCGGGCGGGGATGTTTGATTTTCAAAACGGATTCTTCTTTGAATTTGATGGTCAGATATTATGGGCTGTCAGACGGTCATCCACGGAACAATTGAGTGGTACTGCCTCAGTTATTAATAATAGTGGATTGGTTACTGGCGATTCAATGTCAAACTTTACTGGACAATTAAGTGTAAATGATATGATTGTTCTGAGAGGTCAATCTTACAAAATTGTAAAAATATCTTCAAAGAATCAATTGTATGTTCAACCACAATTTAAAGGTCCAAGTACAAGTGGCGTCATCGTAACAAAAACAGTAGACGTGAGAGTTCCACAAAGTGATTGGAATATTGATAAATGCGATGGTACAGGAGACAAAGGATTTCTCTTAGACATCAATAAAATTCAAATGGCATATATGGACTATTCGTGGTATGGTGCGGGTAAGATTCGTTTCGGATTTAAGGATAGACATGGACACGTTAGATATTGTCATTCTTTCTTACATAACAACAGAATGGACGAAGCATACATGCGTTCTGGTAACTTGCCTGCAAAATATGAGATAGAAAATGGGCCTAATCCAGATTATGCACCGACACTATTCCATTGGGGTACATCTGTTATTATGGATGGTACGTTTGATGATGATAAGGCATATCTATTTACTGCGCCGTCTAAATCTTTATCATTTACAAACGGAGAAAGTAGTGAAATCACAACGACAGGAGCCTCTGCTGTCTTGGGAGAGTGGCGTTATGAAGGCGGTTGGAGTCGTGACTGGCACGTAAGAATTCCTGTCGCTGGAAGCAGTTCTGATAGTTTTTATAGTGGTTTGAAGTTATGGACTGTCGGAGGAGAACTATCGGGACAAGAAGTTGCATATACACAATTCTCGGGCAGCACTTTCTATCTGTTTATTTTTGTAGGTCGGTCTAGAAATCAGCCTGCCATTTATCCAGTAGTTTCAAGTTCTACTGCGCTTTCTTTAGGTGCTCCACCAGCTGGTGGTGATGCAGGCGATGTAGTGAATCTGGGTACTGACATAATTCCTTTGGTTTCTCTAAGACTCGCGCCATCAGTAGATAGTAATCTTTCGGGTAATCTTGGTGAAAGAGATATCATCAACCGAATGCAATTGAAACTTGCGGAAGTTGGACTTATTCTTACCCACGATTGTGAAGTAAAACTCATTATTAACGGCGACTTGAGTACGATTGATTGGTCTAATGTTTCAAGTCCATCACTGTCCCAACTTATCAAACATGAAGCTGGTGACAGTATCACAGGCGGAACGGAAGTCTTTAGTTTCCGCGCTGCGGGTGGTTCAGTTGATTCGAGTGGTAGAAGATTGTCAAATGCGTCAAACTTTAATCTTGGCGACATTATTGATTTGGGTAACAGTATTTTGGGTGGCAACGGCATTTTCCCGAATGGACCAGATATTATCACTGTTGCTGCGCGGGTTGTCGATACAGGTGGTATTGGTGCAAGTCAACCATTTGGTACTTCTGCAAGAATTACTTGGACAGAATCACAAGCATAAAACAAAAAGGGGGAGAACAAATCTCCCCCCTTTCAATAGGATAAAATAATGGCATATGAATACCCCTGCAAAATTCTTAGAGTAGTAGACGGCGACACAGTAGACGTGGATATAGATCTTGGTTTCGGCGTCTGGATGCACAAAGAACGTGTTAGAATTATGGGAATTGACACCCCAGAATCTCGAACAAGAGATTTGACTGAAAAGGCATTTGGACTTGCAGCAAAAGAGTTTGTCAAGTTAATGATGCCGATTGGTAGTATGCAGATGATTAAAACCGAAAAAGACAAGACAGGAAAATTCGGTAGAGTCCTTGGAGATTTCTTGTTTGACGAAAAAAGACTTACAGAAATTATGATCGAAGAAAATCATGCAGTACCGTATTTCGGCGGCAGTAAAGACGAGACACAGGCCGCGCACATGGCAAATAGAGAAATTCTTTTAGAAAAGGGTTTGGTAACTCTTGGAGAATTATAATTATAAATAGTCATAAAAGAGGACTGTTATGCCAGCAATTACATCTCGCGCACTATTCAAAGCGTACTGTCAAAGAAAATTGGGTTCCCCTGTCATACAGATAAATGTATCTGATGATCAACTGGAAGATAGAATTGACGATGCCTTAGAATATTATCAAGATTATCACTTTGATGCGGTAGAAGATACATATTTTCCTTATAAAATACTTGCAGCTGATATCACAAACAAATACATCACAGTCGATCAAAGTATTATCGGAATTAAACAGGTAATTCCATTCTATCAGAAAAATAGTTTTTCCACAAATATGTTTGATGTCAAGTATCAACTATTTTTAAATGATGTTTATAATCTATCTAGTGCGGAAATGTTGACGTATGAGATAACTCAAAGCCACTTACAGATGGTCAATAATATTATTCATGGAACTGTTCCTATCAGGTATCAAAGACATATGAATAGATTGTTTGTAGATGCAGATTGGGGATTTGATCTGTTAGAAGATGAATATATCATCATAGAATGTACAAAAATAATTGATCCAGATGTATATACAGATGTATGGAATGATAGATGGTTAAAAAGATATGCAACTGCATTAATTAAAAAACAATGGGGCGAGAATTTGTCTAAGTTTGAAGGTGTTGCTCTGCCAGGCGGCGTAACTTTTAATGGGGCGAATATTTTACAAGAAGCAAAGGAAGAAATTCAAATTCTTGAAGAGCAAATGTCTCTCAGCTACGAACTGCCTGTTGATATAATGATAGGATAAGACAGATGGTAACTAATTCTTATATCAATACAACCACATACACGCAAGAACAAGATTTGATAGGAAGTCTTGTCGTCGAATCTATTCAAATGCACGGCCAAGACTTTACATATATTCCCAGAGATATAGTGAAAGAAGATACCATATTCAACGAAGCAATATCTTCTTTCACTAATACTCACTCTATAGAAATGCATATAGAAAGCGTCGATGGATTTGAAGGCGAAGGTGATATGTTAACTCAATTCGGATTAACGGTACAAGATCAAATAGTTACGATAGTATCAAAATCTAGGTTTTTGGCAGAAGTTGGATTTGACAGACCAAAGGTTGGCGATTTGATATATTTGCCATTAGTAGACAAAGCATTTGAAATAAAATTTGTTGAAGATGAAATACCCTTCTATCAATTAGGAAAAATGCATGTTTATCAATTGACATCCGAATTGTTTGAGTACTCCCATGAAACGATAAATACGGGCGTAGTAGAAATAGATAACAATTTCTCTGCAGCCGGATTAGTTGATGATACAATAGATAACCAGCCAGATGCGGATACTGGACTAATACCACTTTCGACTACAACAACAGATGGCGTGATAGATTTCACAGTCACAAATCCTTTCAGTGAGGACTACTAAATGTTAGGAAATCCACACTTTTATAGAGGAACAATTAGAAATTATGTGATTGCATTTGGTTCTATGTTCAACGATGTACAAATAAAACATACCAATTCAGCTGGAGCAGTTTTAAAAACTATTGATGTGCCATTGGCATACGGTCCTACTGAAAAATATTTGTCCAGAATTAATAAGGTTGATGAGAATGGTAACGCTGCCATAACATTACCTAGAATGTCTTTTCAAATTGGCGGGTTTACATATGCCCCCGATAGAAAATTATCAAAGGTTGGAAAAATAACAAAACAAAATCATTCGTCAGATATCAATAAAAAGAATGTTATATATAATCCAGTTCCATATGATATTTCTCTCACTCTTTCTATAATGACAAAAAATGCAGATGATGCAACACAAATAGTAGAGCAGATATTGCCATATTTTACACCATCCTTTATAATACCTGTAAAAGAAGTCAACGAAATGGGAATTGTAAGAGATACACCATTGACATTAAATTCTGTCGATTATCAAGATGAATATGATGGCGATTTTTTGACAAGAAGATCTTTAGTCTGGTCAATGGAATTTACTATGCAAGGGTTTCTATACGGACTCCCAAGAGAACAAAAGTTAATCAGGACAGCTGTGACCAATACCAAAAAATTAAATACAACCGAGCAGTTTACAAAAAACACAATTACCACAGACCCTGCGGCCGCAGAAGAGTCCAGTTCGTGGAATTTTGTGAATACATTTGACGAAGATTTTGGAGATGAATAATGAAAGAATTTAATAATGAGCATTTGGGTAAATTTTTGGATATAGAAAATGATATGGAATCTACTGAAATAGAAATAATGGATGATAAAGAATCTAAGGAAATTGTTCGGGGCGATGAGATATTAGATGATTACGCACTACGACGAAAGACCTTACACAATCTTGTAGACACAGGGCAAGAGGCTTTAACTCATATGATGTTAGTTGCCAAAGAAAGCGATCACCCAAGAGCATTTGAAGTAGTAGGACAGTTAATGAAAACCACATCAGATATGGTTGCAGATCTTACTAAACTACAAATTGAAATGAACAAAATAGAATCTGAAAAAGGCGGTTCAAGTAAAGTAGTTAATAACAATTCGGTGTTTGTAGGAAACACTAATGAATTACTTGAAATGTTAAAGGGCAAAAATAGAGAATGAGTGATATTTATAACAATAATCCGAGGCTCAAATCTTCGGGAGTTGAAATACAATGGACAGAAGAACAGGCAAAAGAATATGTAAAATGTATGGAAGACCCTATACATTTTATTAAAACCTATGTTAAAATTGTTAACCTAGACCAAGGCCTTATCAATTTTGAGTTGTATCCATTTCAAGAAAAAATGGTAAACAGTTTTTATGAAAACCGTTTCACTATTTGTAAAATTGGCCGGCAGTCTGGAAAATCCATTACATGTATTGCATTTTTTCTACATTATTTAATTTTCACCAAAGATGTATCAGTCGCACTACTCGCTAACAAACTTGCAACTGCCAGAGAATTACTAGGAAGGTTGCAGATGGCTTATGAACATTTGCCCCACTGGTTACAACAGGGTGTTGAAGTTTGGAATAAAGGTAGTATTGAATTAGAAAATGGTTCAAAAATTATGGCAGCTGCTACATCGTCATCCGCTATTCGTGGTGGATCATTTAATGTTCTATTCCTTGACGAATTTGCGTTTGTTCCTATAGAACTCGCAGAGGAATTTTTCAATTCAGTATATCCGACAATTTCATCAGGACAATCTACAAAAGTAATTATCGTATCAACCCCACAGGGAATGAATCACTTTTACAAATTATGGACAGACGCAGAAGAAGGCAGAAATTCTTACGTTCCTATCGAAGTCCATTGGTCAGAGTTACCAGGCCGAGATGAAAAATGGAAAGCGATGACCATTAAAAATACCAGCGCAGAACAATTTCGACAAGAATTTGACACAGAATTTCTTGGAAGTACAAACACCCTCATAAACGTCACAAAATTAAAAAATATGCCATATAAAACTCCAAGGCAGAGTTTAGAAAATGGGTCATTAAAAGTATATGAGAGACCCAAAAAAAATCATTTATACTTTATGACGATAGATGTGTCAAGAGGGAAAGGACAGGATTATTCTGCTTTTTCGGTTTTTGACTGTACAGATATTCCATACAAACAGGTAGCCGTATTTAAATCTAATGAAATACCGCCGATGATATATCCAACAATTATTAACAAAATATCAAATTCTTATAACGAAGCACTAATATTAGTTGAAATTAATGATGTTGGTCAACAGGTAAGTGACATTTTATATCACGATCTGGAAAATACAAATCTAATAAGTATTATGAGCGATACCAGAAAAGGACAGAGTATTAGTTCTGGATTTGGATCGAATAGTAACACATTAGGAATTAGGACAACAAAAGCAACTAAAAAAATAGGTTGCATGAATATGAAAAGTCTTATAGAAGAAGATAAATTATATATCAGAGATTATGACACAATAAATGAATTGACTACATTCGTACAAAAAGGTCCGAAATATGAAGCCGAGAGAGGTAGGCATGATGATTTAGTCGATACTCTTATATTATTTTCTTGGATGACTACAGATCCATACTTTAAATCTATGTGTGATATTGATACTAGAAAAGAGATTTATGATGAAAGAATGAGACATTTAGAAGAAAATATGTTGCCGTTTGGGTTTGTATCAAATGGATTTGATGATGAAAGTTTTGTAGATGATAGTGGCGATTTATGGACGGTACAACCGGATGATTCTACTATAAGATTTTGAGTTTAAGTGACTTTGTAGTTTTTATAAATAAATACAAAATACTATTAAAATAAATCAAAGGAGATTAAAAAATGGCATTCCAAGTTAGCCCCGGCGTTAATATTTCAGAAATAGATGCGTCTACCAGTGTTCCAGCTGTAATCACGAATGTTGGTGCCCTTGTCGGTAGATTCGCCAAAGGCCCCGTCAGCGAAGTAGTCGAAATTTCAAGCGAAGAACAACTCTTGAATATTTTCGGATCGCCCAATGACACCAATTACAAATCGTGGTTTACTGCCGCGAACTTTTTGTCGTATAGCAATTCGTTAAAAGTTGTAAGAGTTGTTGCTGATGGTGCGAGTCAAGACAAAGCAAGAAATGCATTGTCAGGTAAAGTAACTGCAGCTGCCGCTGTTGCAAGTACTCAAACATTTACTGGTCAAGATGAAGATGTGACCACTTTGCATGGTTCATCGAGACAAGAATTTAAAATCGACACAACTGTAGCTAGAGGAACAGAATATAATTTGCATACAGGGATTGAAGAAGTTTCTGGCGATGCAGCTCCACAAATGTTGATGCCAAGATCCAGTACTGCGATTGCTTCGAGTGTTACTTTGGTAGCTCCTGCAAGTGCCGCGGCTGGCGATAAAGCAATGAGAAAAGTTTTGTCTAGTGACGTTTCGATTTTCATGGGTAATTCCACAGTAACGGATACTGCTAGTTTAGGTCTTCTACCAGCAAATAGATATTCTCTAAGTGATAACTTAGACGGATCTGGTGTATTTCTAGGTTCTCAAATAGACTTTACTAACAACTTAGGTCAAAGAACATCTGCTGGTCCATATTTCATATATCATGGTGGATCGACAGGAAAAAGATTAGTTACTTCGGGTACTGAAGCTTCAGCTCAGACAGCAGGATTTACTTATCCATTATATACCAGACAATCAACTTCTAATCTAGCAGATTCTGGAGTTTATGGTGGTGATGGTGCTTCACATGTGCATTATTCAACAACATATGGTGGTGCTGCTACAGCGGTATCAAGTAACGCATTAACCCTACCAGCAACACATGGTCTTATCAAGGGCGATGTAGTAGTTTATCACAGCGACCAAGTTGTTACGGGTGCAGCGGTATCTGAAGTTGGACTGAAACCACATACTACTTATTTTGTTGCTTCTGTTAGTGGTGCTGATATAGAATTGTCAGAGACATATAATTATTCGACAGAGACAGCAGGAACAGTGGTAACTCTTACTGCTATTAGTTCTTATACTCATGCTCTCTATCAAGCATTCTATATGCCAAGTTCTAATACTGCAATGAATCATTCAAAATCAACAGCACCTGTTGAGCCTGGCATATTGCCATTTCTTGGTGTAGTTGATACAGTGACCATTGTAGTCGCGCAACAGTCAACCTTTACATTGAATAAAGCTCCTGGCGCTGCGGCAGTCAGTGGTAATTTGGTTGGATCTATTCAATCAGGAAATCCAGATGACGTTGATGGTACTACCGACAGCGATACAACTCACGGCGTTACAGATTATTCGGTTACTGCTAACAGTTCTACTATCACATATACTTCTAATTTGCCAAGAACTATGCAAACAGAAGTTGTTACAGTACCAAGGCAGAAAACATTTAAACTGCAAACTGCTGTCGATGTTGGTAATGGACAAACTATTGCAGTTACAATTGGTGGCGTTGTTGCAAACGCTGGTACTGAATTGGGAGAATATGTTCTTTCTAGTGATGGTCAAAATCTGACCTTTGGTGGTGCGGTTGCTAATGCTAATTTCAAACCAAAAACCGCAGACACAGTAGTCGTTACAGTCAGCAGTAAATTGTCAAATAGTTTCACTTATGATTCTGCTCAAGTATTGATGAAAAATTCAGATGCCTTTGATGATTCTAATTTGTTTGCAAGTGCTTCGACCGGTATGAATTTGACAGGACATGAATTTGTTGCAAGATCGCCAGGAAATTGGGCTAACGATCTGCATGTGTATTTGATAGATGAATCTTCTTATGATACATTTGTTACTGAAGAACCATCTATCGCTTCTGGATTGTCTGGCAAACCAAGAGCAAATGATGGAACAAAAGACCCATCTGAAACACAAGTTGGTTCTGAAACAATAAGTCAAGGACTTAGTTTGATTGTAACACAAGTAAATTCTGATGGACTTGTAACGACCGTAGAAATTTTAGACAACTTGTCTAAAGCAGGAAACGGAAAAAGTAGTGATGGTCAAAATATTTATTATGTTGATTATATCAATGCATATTCCAATTATGTATTCTGTGTAAACCATCCTGCAACAACAGGTATGGATTGGGGAACAAATCTTAGTTCAACTCCAGGCTCTGTTAAACTCGATTTTGCAAAATTAAATCAAGTTGCATCTATAACTGATGGTTCTGAAGTATATATTTCTCGACCATTCGGAAATGGATATGATGGACAGGCACCACAGCAAGGTAATTTTCAAGCTGGGTTTGATATATATTCTGACGCCGAAACTGTAGATGTTTCGTTTTTGATGCAAGGTGAAAGTGCCGATCTTTCCGAAAGTCCAGCTGGTATGGTAAGTCATATCATTAATGTCGCTGCGACTAGACAAGACTGCGTTGCTTGTATTTCTCCTACAGAGGCTGTTGTACTTGCAGATAAAACCGATGGTGGAACCGATCAAACTAGAACCTTCTATTCTACAGTGGCAAAGAGTAATTATGCATTTGCAGACTCTAACTACAAATATATGTCTGATAAGTATAACAACAAATTTAGATTTGTACCGTTTAATGGCGATACAGCTGGTTTGATGGTAAGAAGTGAAGTTGAAAGGGACGCATGGTTCTCTCCAGCTGGTTTTAATCGTGGTGTTTACAAAGGTGTTGTAAAAACTATGATGGAACAGACTAAGAGTTCGCGCGATGCGTTATATAAAGAGGCAATCAATCCAGTAGTCAATTTTGCTGGACAAGGTACTGTTCTTTTTGGAGATAAAACCTTTACAATGAAACCATCTGCTTTTGATAGAATCAATGTCAGAAGATTGTTTATTGTTCTTGAAAAATCTATTGCAACTGCTGCGAAATTTACATTGTTTGAATTTAACGATGAATTTACTCGGGCTCAGTTTACATCATTGATTGAACCATTCTTGCGGGACATCAAAGGTAGACGTGGAATTCATGATTTTAAGGTAGTTTGTGATAGTACAAATAACACCGCAAATGTCATTGATTCAAATCAATTTGTCGGAGATATCTTCATTCAACCAGCGCGTTCTATCAACTTTATCCAACTTAACTTTGTTGCAGTACGCACAGGTGTAAGTTTCGATGAAATCGTTGGTGTAGTTTAATATAAATAAAAGTAAACAATTAGGAGATAAACAAAAATGGCATTTAATGTAGACACATTTAAATCAAACTTTTCGGATGGGGGTGCCCGTCCGAATCTATTCTCGGTATCATTACAGACGCCCGGCCTCGTTCCAAATTTGCGAGAGGGTGGATCATTTGAAATAAAAGCAGCACAAATTCCTTCTGCTACAATCGCACAAGTAGATGTTCCATATTTTGGCAGACAAATCAGAGTTGCTGGAAATAGAACATTCGAACCTTGGACTGTAACAGTTTTCCAAAAAGAAGATTTTGCAATCAGAAATGCAATGGAACAGTGGATGAATACTATCAATTCTCATGTTTTAAATGATGGATTGAATGGCGGTCAAACTTACAAATCAGACGCTATTGTAAAACATTTCGGAAAAACAGGTGGAAACACGGCAATCGCAACATATAAATTTATGGGCCTTTTCCCTACAGAAATTTCTGCTGTCGATCTTGGTTGGGATACAAATGATGCAATTGAAGAATTCACAATGACATTTGCATATGATTATTGGGAACATGTTGGAGTCGTTTAATAAACGTGCCAACAGCCAGTAGATAGGATATAGTATGGAAGTTAAGTTATTTGGGTTTACCCTATTAAAAACTAATGAAGAAACTAAAGAGCTAAAGTCGTTTGTACCTCAAGAAAGTGCAAACGACGATGGCAATCTTACAGTTTCTTCCAATTTTTACTCGACATCATTAAATTTAGATGGTGGCGCACGAAGTGATGCTGAGTTAATAGATAGATATAGAGATATGTCTATCCACCCAGAAGTTGAAATTGCAATTGATGATATTGTATCAGAAGCGATAGTAAACGAAGCAGACGAATCTCCCGTCAAAATATTAACAAAAAACTTAGATTTAGCAGATGGTATCAAAACCAAGATTTCAAAGGAATTTGAAAATGTTTTGAGTATGCTGAATTTTAACAGGGCTGGATATGATGTTTTTAAAAGTTGGTATGTTGATGGTAGAATTTACTATCACATTATCATTGATCCTAAAAAACCAAAAGATGGTATCAAAGAACTAAGAAAAATCGATCCAAGAAAAATTAAAAAAGTAAAACATGTTCAAAAAGGTTTAGATAAAAATAGAACTGAACTTGTCGAAGGTGTTAAGGAATATTATCTATATAATGAAAAGGGGTTAGGTTCGACTGAGAAACAGTCTGGAATTCCCATTTCGATGGATTCTATTTCTCATGTAACTTCTGGATTGAAAGATTCTAGAAAAAATCATGTAATCGGACATCTTCATAAGGCGATTAAGGCCTGCAATCAATTACAAATGGTTGAAGATTCTGTAGTTATTTATAGATGGACCCGCGCACCAGAACGCAGAGTATTCTATATTGATGTTGGCAACTTACCCAAACTCAAGGCCGAACAATATATCGGCGACATTATGAACAAATATAAAAATAAAGTTGCATATGACGCATCAACCGGCGAAGTTAAAGACGATAAACGCCATATGTCTATGTTAGAAGATTTCTGGTTTCCACGCCGTGAAGGTGGTAGAGGAACTGAAATTGAAACTTTGCCTGGCGGATCAAACTTGGGTGAAATGGATGATGTTATATACTTTCAAAAGAAATTATACAAGTCATTAAACGTACCTATTTCTAGGCTGGAACAAGATTCTGGAATGCAACTTGGTAGGGCGACAGAAATTTCAAGAGATGAATATAAATTTTACAGATTTATTGTAAGACTCAGAAAACAGTTTAACCAGTTATTTTTAGATTTGTTGAAAAAGCAACTTATATTAAAAGAAATTATAACGCCAGATGAGTGGACAACAATTTCTCAAAATATTATTTTTGACTTTACACAAGATTCATATCATGCTGAAGTTAAAAATCAAGAAATGTTAATTGGTAGAATCGACTTGCTTTCCAATATGACAGATTATGTCGGCAAGTATTATTCCAATAAGTGGATAATGACAAATCTTCTCAAATTCTCAGAAGAAGAAGTTAACGCAATGAAAAAAGAAATTACTGCTGAGAAGAAAGACCCTATATTTAAACCTTCTGAAGAAGATGAAGAAGGTGGTTTTAAATAACATGAAAAAGGATGTGAAAAATGACAGATGAAAATATTATAAATAATCTGAGTCTCAAAATTGTTGATGCCTCTGTAATAGGCAAAGGCACAGAAGCAAAAGATGCTGTAAATGATTTATTGAGTATGAAAATATCAGCTGAGTTGGACGCAATGTCCAATGATGTTTCTTCAAGAATTTATTCTAAAAATGAAGAAGATGATGATAATAATGAATATGATGATGAAGAAGATAATGAAAACCAATCCGAAGAAGACGAATCGGAAAATTAGAAAGGATATTAGAAATGCTAACATTCGGAGAATTTTGTGATGAATCTTTAGATGAAGCAATCAAATTAAAAAGAAGAGTCCGTGGTGGAAAAATACAGAGAGCCAAAGTTTCATCTAAAAAGGGCAAAGGTTACACTATAAAAAATGGACGCGAAGTTAGAATTTCTCCTACTGATCTCAAAAAAATGAGTATCAGAAATAAGAAAAGTGCGCGAAAGTCTAAAGGGAAACGCGCAATGGCAAATGTTAAACGCGCAAGGTCCATGAATAAGAGGACGGGAATCTAATGCAACTTATAACAGAAGTATTTGAGGATCTGATCGTAGAATCTAAAGGAAAAGAACTTTTTATCGAAGGTGTTTTCCTACAGTCCAATATCAAAAATAGAAATGGCCGAGAATATCCAGCAGAAATAATGGATAAAGAAGTCGAAAGATACAATGAAAAATATGTCCAGAAAAATCGTGCATTTGGCGAACTGGGACATCCAGAGGGTCCTTCTATTAATTTAGAAAGAGTCTCCCATATGATTAAGTCGCTCAAAAAAGAGGGAAATAATTATGTTGGTAAAGCAAAGATTATGACAGAGACTCCTTATGGAAAAATTGTCAAAAATCTTATCCAAGAAGGTGCGTCATTGGGTGTTTCTTCTAGGGGTATGGGTAGTGTAAAAGAGTCTGGCGGTAAAAATATCGTACAAGACGACTTCTATCTTGCCACTGCAGCAGATATTGTTGCAGACCCAAGTGCTCCAGATGCGTTTGTGAACGGCATCATGGAAGGTAAAGAATGGGTGTGGGATAACGGAATTATGAAAGAGAGTCAGATTTCTCAGTATAAATATTCCTTAGATAATAAAAAAAGAATTGAGACTGAAAAACTAAAAATTGATCTTTTCGAAGATTTCATGTCGAAATTGTAAATATTATAAATAAATATAAATTAAACTCACTAGGAGACATAAAAATGACAGATTTAGAAAATACAGATGTTGTAGAAGATGAAGCAATTTCCGAAGAAGAAATTGTGGAAACAACAGATACAGATATTGATGATTCTGACGATCTAGAATCAATCGCAGAAGAAGAAGTAGTAGAAGAAGCTTCTGATGCCGAAACTGATTTGGACGAAGAAATTGAAACTGATGAAATCGACGAAGATCTAGAAGAAATTCTTGAAACTGAAACCTCGGTTGCTGATCACCAGATTACATCAGACGATATTGACGTACAAGAAGACATTGATGCCATGTTGAATGGTCAAGATTTGTCAGAAGAGTATCAAGAACAAGTCAAAACAATTTTTGAAGCCGCTGTAGTAAATAAAGTTAATGAAAAAATCGAAGACATTTATTCTAACTATGAAAGCGACATCGAATCACATGTTGTAGAAATTAGACAAGAATTGTCTGAAAAAGTCGATGAGTATCTTTCTTATGTTGCAACAGAGTATGTTACAGAAAACAAACTCGCAATTGAAAACGGACTCAAAGTCGAGATTATGGAAAACTTTATGGCTGGTATTAAAGGTGTTTTCGAAGATAACTATATCGAACTCCCAGAAGAAAAACTTGACCTATACAGTGAAGCTCTTGAAACCATCGATTCGAAAGAATCAGAGTTGCAAGAACAATTTGAAAAGAATGTTCAACTTAATAAGAAAATGGTTGAATTGCAGAAAGACATCGTATTGATGAATGTGACAGAAGGACTTACCGACACTCAAGTTGAAAAAGTTAAAATGTTGAGTGAAAATGTAGACTTCGAAAATACTAACGACATGACTAAAAAAATCACATTGATTAAAAATAATTATTTTCCGTCTGAGACAAGCGTTGAAAGCGGTATTCTTGATGAAAGTGCATTAGAAACTTCGGTAGAAGATTCGCCAGTGGTTCAAGAGGAAAATAAAGTTCAATCGACTAGGACTATCATGGATGTGTACGCACATGCTCTAAATAAACCTAAAGATTAAATTTTTATAAATAATAACTGATAACATATAAAATCTACTAAGGAGATAAAAACATGCACGATTTAAATGAAAATTTTGTACAAGGACTCAAAGAGAAGTGGGCTCCAGTACTCGATCACGAAGACCAAACTCCAATCGCAGACAATTACAGAAAAAATGTAACTGCTATTCTTTTGGAAAATACAGAACAGGCTATTCGCAAAGAAAATGCTCTTGGCAATTCTACAATGCTCAGCGAAGCACCTGCAAACATTGCACCTACTGCTGCTGCGAGTGGTGCATTGACTTATGCAGACCCAGTGATGATTTCCATGATTCGTCGTACCATGCCTAACCTGATGGCATTCGACATTCTTGGTGTTCAGCCAATGACAGGACCAACTGGTCTTATCTTTGCAATGCGCTCGCGTTATGCAGCACAAGATGGTACAGAAGCTCTGCATAACGAAGCAGACACCGGATTTGCTGGTGATTCTAGTAACAGTGGTATTGCTCATACTGGTACTGACCCATTTGCCGGTGCTACGGTTTCTGGTGGTTCGGTTGTAGAAGCTGTTGCCAGTTACAAAACTGGTGGTGCTGGTTCGACTGCTGATGGTGAAGCACTTGGTCAAGGTACTGCAAACAAGTTTAGTGCTGACGGTCACTTCAACCAGATGGCATTCTCAATTGAACGCACATCTGTTACTGCTCAAACTCGCGCACTCAAGGCAGAGTACACCACTGAATTGTCGCAAGACTTGAAGGCTGTACACGGTCTGGATGCAGAGTCAGAACTGTCAACCATTCTTTCGACAGAAATCAATGCAGAAATTAACCGTGAAGTTCTTCGCGGCCTGTATGACAATGCAAGATTGGGATGTGGCGCACAAACTGCTACCAAAGGTGAATTTGACATTACTGCCGACTCCGATGGACGTTGGAAAGTAGAGAAGTTCAAAGGTCTGATGATGCAGATTGAACGTGAAGCTAACAGAATCGCAAAAGACACCCGCCGTGGTAAAGGTAATATCGTAGTATGTTCTGCTGATGTTGCTTCCGCTCTGGCAATGACAGGTGTTCTTGATTATAACCCACAAATGAATAACAATGGTATTTCTTCGGACGATACTGGTAGTACATTTGCTGGTGTTCTTAACGGACGTTTCAAAGTATATATCGACCCATATTTCGATAGTGCTGGCGCCCATGATTTCTGTATGGTTGGTTATAAAGGTACTTCTGCTTATGACGCTGGTCGGTTCTATTGCCCATACGTTCCAATGCAGATGGTTCGCGCCGTTGGTGAGAACACATTCCAACCAAAAATCGGTTTCAAAACCCGTTATGGTATGGTAAACAACCCATTTGCTGGTGGACCTCGCGTTGCAGATAGTGCAGCTAATTCACACTCAACTGGTAACATCTACTACAGAATGTTCAAAATTACTAACCTCAACGGTTAATAAGTTTAAAAAAATACTGCAAATATAATGCAGGAACTTTGGGGGGATTTATTCCCCCCTTTTTTTGTGACTAAATAGTAGTGTAATTAGGAGAGAATAATTGAAGCATACAGATGTAAATTTTATGAATACTCAGTCTTTTCAGATAGACATTCCACTAGCTCCATCTGTAAATGAATGGGTTCAGTCTGTAAGCGTGCCAGGAGTTACACTTGGGGAAGCAAGCATAGACACTCCATTTATCAGACAACCAGAACCGGGCGATAAACTCATATTTTCGCCATTGTCGTTCTCATTCATAGTAGACGAAGAAATGAAAAATTTCTTAGAAATGTATAATTGGATGATGGCTTTAGGATTTCCAGAAAATCTTCAACAATATGGAGTTATGCCTCATCAGGTAAATAGAGTATCCGATTTGCAAGTTACATGTGATATAAATTTACTTGTCTTTAATAATCAAACCAAACCAATTTTGAAATTTAAAATGTTTGGTTGTTTTCCAATCGCACTAGGAGATATGCCGCTAAATGTTGCGGGTAATGATTCTGAAACCCCTGTGTGTACCGGAGATTTTATGTATAGAAATTATACAGTAGAAACTATTATTTAATATTATTATTTTGTGAGAAAATTATGGACGAAAAATACACAGTCAAAATGGCTGAATTGATGAAAGAATCTGAAAAAGATATCAAGATAGATTTTTTAAGATTACAAGAAGAGTTGCCACACAATCAAAATTTGATTGGTAAGTGGATGACATATCAACAGGTTTATCAAACAAAATATCAATTTCTAGAACTCGACCATAGAATTGTTGTGGCCGAAAAGACAAAATACTACACTGGAAAATTTTCAGAAGATGAA